GTTCCTTCATTGTAAATATTAAAATCAAAATGTGCTTTTGCCCATCTCCACTCACTTGAATGAACATCTGTAGGTTCTAATCCCAAATCTTGATATTGTCTAAACCATAAAGGATCTGGACCACGTTTGACACACCATACTTTACCGCCCATTCCTTTAATTACATCTACTTCATTTTCAAAACGTACATCTGGTATGACAAAATTAGTATCTGGATTATCTATAATTTTCTTCTTTACAAAACTTACCCAAACACCATCATAGAACCCGTTACGCATACAATCTGTTCCAAATTCTTGTAATACTAATCTTGGTGTTACAGAACGTCCTGTCTCTTTAGTCCAAAACTTATCTTCTTGTTCACGCCAAAAACGGCTGTCGGGTGTTTCACCCTCAAGCATATCGCGAGGCCAATCAAATAGAATAGATACAGCATCTTTCAATTTATCAGCAAAACTTATTTTTTCAAATTTATGTTCATCTACCAGTATATCAGCTACAGTGCCTTTACCACTTCCGATGAGTCCACATAAACCAATTATCATAGTGAGTCCTTATTAATAGTAATTAGTATATGTGATTATCTGAGATTTGTCAAGTGGTTTTTAACCAATAGTGAATCCGTAGCCTGTGCCACCTGGGACTGCTGTTGAAACTTCTGCTTCTAGTTTTTCCATTTCAGATTGTGCTTCTGCTTTAAGAGCATCACCATTTAGAGTTGATCCACCTTGAGGACCAGCTATAGTAGCGAATTTACTACGTGCTTCACCAAGCATATATTTACACTTAGCAAGTGTATAATCCTTGATCCATTGAACAGCAAGATAGTCATCTAATAATTCAAAGTCTGGTCTAAAATTGTAGACATACATCAGTATTTCTTCTTCAGCCCTAGGACGTTGTAGAATAGTAATTTTTTTAGTTGCTGTGTTCCATTTGAATTCAATAAATGATCCAAACATTCTACCGACTAGTTCTTGATATCCCGCAAACGCATTGTAAGTAGCTAATCCGCCCATGTTTGAACTTGCTAGTAGGTATGTGTTAGTGTAGGCTAAGTTGAACGGTTCAAACAATGTACCTCCATCGCCGCCACCTGATCGTGAACCTATTGATCTTCTAAATACTTTTCTTACTTCTACTACTTCTTTAGGAAGAGTATAGTCGTTTTGATCAATAACTAATGGTAAGAACATATATGATTCTTCTACAGAATTATCAGATCTTTGTCTAAATTTTGTTAACGCGGCCGTCAGTGCAGTTTCGTAATGATCTGGATCTAACTCCACATCTATCATTCCACCGCCAAGATTAAGCTCTACATATTTGAATACTTCTTGTTTTTTTGTTTTTAGGTTGGTTGACATATACGTTCTCCGCTACAGTATTTATGCTCGGATAAATACTTATGTTATGCCGAGACTAAGTTTATATAGACCAGAAAAAGGAAAAGATTACACATTCCTAGACAAAACCATTACAGAAATGTTTACTGTAGGTGGCACAGATGTGTTTGTTCATAAGTATTTAGGACCTAAAAATCCAGCTGAAGGAGAAGCTACAGCAGGCACTCCGACCTATGATGCTGTCAAAGAAACAAACATTCAAGATCTAGTTTTTTTAGAAAACAGAGATAGAAAATATGCTCCAGATGTTTATACACTACGTGGCATTTACAATGTGGCTGATATAGATTTTGACCTTAGTCAATTTGGATTATTTTTATCACAAGATATTTTATTCTTAACAGTACCAATAAACTTCTGTGTAAAAGCATTAGGTCGTAGAGTTATTCCAGGAGATGTCATTGAATTACCGCATCTAAAAGACGATCATGCGTTTAATGAATTTGATTTTGCTTTGAAAAGATTTTATGTGGTTGAAGATGTAAACAGAGCAAGTGAAGGGTTTTCGCAGACTTGGTATCCACATTTATTCAGGCTTAAATTAAAACAGATTTACGACACACAAGAATATAAAGACATTTTGGATCAAAAAGCCGCAGAAGGATCTGATACTACCCTAAGAGAGTTGATGTCAACCTACAATAAAGAAATAGAAATCAACAATAATGTTGTAAAACAAGCTGAGGCAGACGCAGGTAAATCAGGATATGAAACAAGCCATTTATATACTTTACAAGTAGATGAAAAGGGTGTAACAGAACTTGTTACTACTGATACAAGTGAACTAGATGCTAGTACGCAAAATGAACTAGCTGACAGAGTTCATCAAACACCCGAACGTGAAGGTTATGAAGGATATTTAATAGGAGATGGAATAGCACCCAATGGAGAAGCATTTGGTAGCGGAATAGGTTTTCCTACGAGCAGTATCAAAGGTGATTATTTCCTTAGGACAGATTTATTTCCTAATAGATTGTTTAGATATGACGGTCAAAGGTGGGTTAAAATGGAAGATAATGTAAGAACAAATTTAAGTAATACTGATGACAAGAAAACACAAAAAGGACAATTTATTAATAACTCCAATACATCACAAATTGGAGGCGAAACTGTGAAAGAAAGACAAAGTTTAAGTCAAGCACTTAAACCAAAGGCGGATAATTAATGCAACATTTTTATGATGGACAAATTAGAAGGTATATTACACAGCTAATTAGACTGTTTAGCAACTTCAAATACAAAGACGGGGAAGGAAAAGAAGTACAAATTCCTGTTTTGTACGGAGATTTGACTAGGCAAGTTTCTAATATAATTCGCGATCAAAGTGAGAATAAGTTACCATCTGCTCCACGAATGGCTGTTTATATAACAGCATTAGAACAAGACAGAACAAGAACTGCTGATTCTAGTTATGTAAGCAAAGTACATTTAAGAGAAAGAGAATACAGTCAAACAGATAATGAATATTTAAATACACAAGGTAAAAATTATACAGTTGAACGTATTATGCCTACTCCATATACACTTACTATTAATTTAGATATCTGGGCAACAAACACTGATATGAAGTTACAAATTTTAGAACAACTTTTAATGTTGTTTAATCCTAGTTTAGAAATACAAACAACAGATAATTATGTTGACTGGACTAGTTTGACAAGCGTAGAATTAACTTCTATAAACTTTAGCAGTAGAAGCATACCTGCCGGAACGGAATCAGAAATTGATATTTCAACATTAGGTTTTACAACACCAATTTACATAAACATGCCTGCCAAAGTTAAAAAATTAGGCGTAATTACAAATGTAATCATGAGTATATTTGATGAAACAAATGGCACAATAGATCTAAAATCATCAATGCCAGAGCTACAAGCATTTAGTGATGCTGAACCTAATAGACCAAAGACAGATCTACAAACAGGACGAATAGAAAAAGATGGTATTACTATTACAGCTGGCAATTATCAAAATTATGATGTATTAGTAATGGGCAATATGGCACAAATTGTTGACAAAGGAAAAGTTGGAACAATTGATTGGTTTAAGGTTTTGGATCCACATCCTGGACAATACAAACCAGGACTATCTCAATTAATGCTTAGAAGAAAATTAATTGAAGGTGAATCCGGAAGTATAAGCATAAACGGAAATATTACAGTAAATGAATTAGATCGTACACAATTAATTATTGCCTGGGACGATGATACTATTCCAACCAATACAAATTTAAATTCTCCAAGTGGCAGAAACAATCAAGGATCAGTTGATTTTATAATAGATCCTGGAAAATTTAATCCAGCCGCAAGTAAAACAGCAGGTTTGAGACTATTACTTTTGGGTGCTATTAACACAAGTTCTAATGTAGGTACAGCAGGATATGATGGACCCGATGCTTGGAAAAACGCAGATAATACTGATTTTGCCGCTGGCGAAAACGATATCGTAGAATGGGATGGCACAAAATGGCATATAGTATTTGATGCTAGTGCTGATGACGGAACTACTACAAAATACATTACTAACCTAAATACTGGCGTACAGTATAGATGGACCGGTACAGAATGGATACTTAGCTGGGAAGGCGAGTATCAAAAAGGTACTTGGCGCCTAGCACTTTAAGATAATTATTTACATGAACCACGAAATAATATGTAGCGGTGCTCTCTTCTATGCTCTACAAACAAAAAGATTTTTGTTTTTACATAGAACACAGAGTAAACAAAAAAATGTTTGGGGCTTAGTAGGAGGAACTAATGGAAAAAATGAATCTCCATGGCCGGCTTTACAACGAGAAATTAAAGAAGAAATTGGCGATATACCATTACTTGTAAAGACCATACCACTAGAAACATTTGTTAGCACTGATAGTAAATTCCAATTTCATACATATTTGGTTGTTGTAAAAGAAGAATTTTTACCAAAGCTGAATGAAGAACATGATGGATATTCTTGGGTGAGTTTTGGTAAATGGCCAAAACCTTTACACATGGGACTAAGAAATACACTACAAAATAAAACTAATCAAACTAAATTAAAAACTGTTTTTGACCTGATAGGATATTTAGAAAATGAAGAAAATTAAAAGTATTACCATAGTTGGTGGCGGATCAGCGGCATGGTTAGCGGCAACATATATACAAAACAATTTTTGGGATATTCCCTTAACTGTGATCGATAAAGAAGTTGGTAATCCTATCGGTGTAGGAGAAGCGACTGTTCTTACTTTTCCGTCATTCCTAAGGCAATGCGGAATCAACTTGCCACAATGGTTTCAAAATGTTGACGGCACATATAAGGCAGGTATTGACTTTCCCAATTGGGTAGAACCAGGTAGAAAAATTTATCATCCTTTCTTTTTAAATAGATCATATTTCGATCTTAAATGTACACAATATGATATTTGGGCACAAAAGCAAAATTTAGATTTTAGAGAATATAGTGTGCCTAGTTATCAAAACACAATGATGAATAAAGTTGATATGTTTAATGCTTTCGAAACTCTAGCGTATCACATTGATGCTGGCAAACTTGTAACTGAATTACAAAACATTTGTGCTAACACAGTAAACATAATCAAGAGTGATGTAGTAAAAGTAAACAAAGACCTAGATGGCTATATAACCAGCCTTGAACTAAAAAATGGTACAATACATCAATCAGACTTTTACCTCGACTGTACGGGCTTCTTATCGCTTTTAAAAGACCAAAAAAAGGTAGAATTACTAGATACTGGTAGACTGTTTACCAATGCCGCAGTAGCAGGTCATGTGCCGTATGAAGATATAGAAAAAGAGTGTGTACCATACGTAAGTTGTCCTGCCGTAGATCATGGTTGGATATGGAAAATACCAACACAATCACGGATTGGTTCTGGCATGGTATTCAATAGCAATATTACAGATCCTGAAGAGGCTAAGAAATATTTTTGTGAACATTGGAACAACAGAATTAAACCAGAAGATCTCAAATTAATTGATTGGACACCCTACTACAGTGAAAACTTTTGGGAGAAAAATGTTGTATCGATTGGACTAAGCGGTGGATTTATTGAACCTTTAGAATCAACAGGACTAGCAAGTATGACTTATGGTGTACAAGAACTTGCTTTACACATACCTCAGTATGCTTATACACAGAATGATATCGACACATATAACAGAACTATGATGGCATGGTATTCAGATGCTGTTGATTTTGTAGGCAGTCACTATGCTGACAGCAAGTGGGACACAAAATTTTGGAACTATGTAAAAGAAAAACATGTAAAATCAGATAGGCACTTGTTTTATGAAGATTGGTTAAAAGATCCTAAGCGAACTTTTTATTCAGATGTATCTAGCAAAACACTTTTTCATCCACAGAATTGGCAACTATGGTTAATACAGATGGGTTATCCTACCAGTGTTGATCTAAATAGACTAAGTCCAATACAAATAGATTTTGCGATGCAGGAATTTATGAGATCAGAAGCAATTAGAAATAAAGTAAGCATATCACACAAAGATGCTATTGAAACTACCAACATGGGATATGATTGGTATGAAAGATGCCATAGCACAGGAGATTTTTAATGAAAATAGTTATTGTAGGAGGTGGCACAGCTGGTTGGTTAGCCGCACTAATGATATCGAAAATACGTAGAGAACATAGTGTTACGGTTATAGAAAGTTCCAAGATTGGCATAATAGGCGCCGGAGAAGGAAGCACAGGTACACTTACTAATATTGTACAAAATGAGATGCATGATCTTGGCTGTAACGAACAAGATTTTATCAAAGAATGTGATGCTACAATTAAATTAGGAATCAAACACATTGGTTGGAATGAAGATCCTAACAAGTTTTATTACGGCCCAATTGATGGATCTCCTACAAGTTATGACAGTTCCGATATTGCTTTTTTACATGCCTTAGGTTATAGAGACGAAAACCTATTACATATAATTACAGAACTTGGCTATAAGATACATCACAATAAAAACAGTTTCGTAGAAGAAAGAGGAGACCACGCTTATCATTTTGATGCTCACAAAGTAGGACAATATTTTAAAAAGATTTGTGATACTGTAGCTCATATCGACTCGGAAGTAGATGAGGTTATGCTCGATAGCATGACAGGTTATATCAAGGCACTTAGACTTAGCAATGGAACCGTAGAATCAGGTGACATGTTTATAGATGCTAGTGGATTTAATCAAGTATTAATGAAAGCCGTAGGTGGACATTGGTTAAGTTATAAAAATAATTTGCCAGTAAACAGTGCTTTGCCTTTTTTATTACCATATGAAGAAGATGAAAAGATTGAACCTGTAACTAATGCTTGGGCACAACGTAACGGATGGTGTTGGCAAATACCCACATTGAACAGACGAGGTTGTGGTTATGTATTCTGCGACGATTTTACAACACCTGAACAAGCCCAAGACGAGCTTGAACAAACTATAGGAAAGAAGGTAGATCCTATTAGATTACTAAAATTTGAGAGTGGCAGACAACAAGAATTATGGATAAAAAACTGCTTATCTGTAGGATTATGTGCGGCCTTTGCCGAGCCATTGGAAGCAACCAGTATACACACAACTATTGTACAACTTAAAAGTTTTGTCTATGGTTGTATAGGTAGAGATGTCGAACAAACTTGTAACAAAGCACAGATAGCACAGTACAATAATACAATGGGTCATTTATATGATACACTTAAAGATTTCTTAGTAGCTCATTACACCTGTGGTAGAAAAGACACACCGTTTTGGCAATTTATAGACAGTGGAGATACAATGACTCCGTTTGTAAAAGATATGCACAACATGTGTAAGTATAGAGTGCCTAATCAATCTATGTTCAATAGGCAAGAAGGTTCAGCAGGTTGGCCATTATGGAGTTATGTATTAGCAGGCACTGGCAAACTTTCTGATTATGTTTGTAGAAAAGAATTAGATTACAATAATGATACTTTTATTGCCGACGCATCGTACAAACAACACATAGAGCAACATGATCAAAAGTCTATAAATTTACCAGACAATACACAAGTAATTAGGAACATGCAGTGATAATAGTATATGGAGATATCATGCTAGACCGATGGATCGTTGGTAATGCTGATAGAATAAGTCCCGAAGCACCTGTACCAGTTTTACTTGAAGACGAACAACATTTTAGCATAGGCGGTGCTGGTAATTTGGCTCTTAACATAGAATCAATCAACGGAGAAGTAAGACTATATGGTAGCGTAGGTCAAGATAAAGAAGGCTATAAACTAATTGAAATGTTGGGAAATACAAAATTGGATTCAAGAATAGCCAAAGATCATTTTATAACAACAACCAAAACTAGGCTTGTAGGTCAAAACGGACAACACATTTGTAGATGGGATAAAGAAGAGATTTATCAAGGCTGTTGTGCTTTTGATAGAATATTAAATGAAGCAACTGTTGATAATTTAATTTGTATTTCAGATTACAATAAAGGCATGATACAAGAAAATACTGTTAGGGAACTGGTTGATAAAGGTTGTAAAGTGATAGTTGATCCTAAACAGGATCCAAGCATTTACACAGGTGCTTTTCTTGTTAAACCAAACATGAAAGAATACAATTCTTGGTTTGGAAAGTTTGAAATAGAAAATGCCTTAGCCCAAATGAAAAAATATAAATGGACTTGGTTAGTGGTAACTGACGGTGCTAAAGGTATGCACGTAGTCAATATAGATGGAGAATATCATAATTACTGTGAGCCTGTTAAAGAGGTAGCAGATGTTACAGGAGCAGGAGATACAGTGCTTGCCGTTATAGCATATGGTATAGAAAATAACATGTCTATATTTGAATCATGTAAGTTGGCATGTTATGCCGCGGCAAGAATAGTCGAGAAAAGAGGCGTAGCAGTAATTACATCCTCTGACATAAACACAGGTATTGTTTTTACAAATGGTGTATTTGATATTTTACATGTAGGACATTTGAAATTACTAAAACATGCTAAAACTCTTGGTAAAAAACTAATAGTTGGAATAAACAGTGATGCTAGTGTCAAAAGAATAAAGGGCGATACTAGGCCTGTAAATGATCAACATACTAGAAAACAAGCATTAATTGAACTCGGATACATAGACGAAGTTATAATTTTTGATGATGATACTCCGTTAGAAACTATAGAAAGTATTAGACCTGACATAATTGTTAAAGGTGGTGATTATGTTCCTGAAACTGTTGTTGGAAACCATTTAGCTGAAGTAATCATATTTCCAACTATAGCTGGGCATAGCACAACGAAAACAATTGACAATATGATGAAAAGGTAATATAATAAAGTTATGAAAATTTTAGTTACAGGACACAAAGGATTTATTGGTGCCCATATGGCCCAATATCTTCAGCATAAAGGACACGAAGTTGAGGGTTTTGATTACGTAGAAAACGTGGTTCCAACAGTAGAGCCATATGATTGGGTAGTACATTGTGGTGCCATTTCAGATACTACAGAACGTGATGTAGACAAGGTTTGGCGACACAATTACGAATTTACCATGCGTCTTTTACAAATATGTGATCATTATGGTAC